CAGGCAGTGGCTGTTAGTTTGCGGGCAGCCAAAGCCCATTCAGGAGCGCTATTAAATACTGCTAATCGAGCTTCGCTCATCTCTACAGGTCTAGGAAGAGATACGTATGACTCACGCATCTGCTCTACATGCTTAATAAGTAAATCTAGATCTACTTGGATAGATGCTCTTAGCCAGTCTTTAGCAGCATCAAAATCTAAGCGTCCCCACTCAGTTTTAAGATCAAGTATTTCCGCCACCAAAGTTAGTAATGTTCCTTTGTATCCACAGGAAAAGCAGTGGTGGACACCCGTCTCAACATTAATAGACCAGGATGGATTGAAGTCTTCTCTGCCGGTACGTTCCAAGTGCATGGGGCACCAGCCAGTAAGTTCATCACGATGCTGAGCTTTGTGGTCTAACCCTAAACGAAGTAGAGCTTGTTCTACATCCCCTTCTCTATACATTACGGCCTTCCCACTCTTCAACGCTCCACTCTTTATGGCAATGCATGCAGTAATAATGATCTACTGGAGACAAGTAATCGTCTGTAAGTAGAACTCCTGCTACTAACCCGTGATTACCACGCCTACACTTAACTGTGTAAATATAGTTTCTAATTCTCCACAGACCTGTGTTGAACTCTACAAAGCTTATTGCTCGCTTAAACAGATATTTAAATCTCCACACGATCAATTGGCGTAGGCGCTGTAGCTAATGCTCCGCACTCCGCACACTCCATTTCTAAGAAGTAGAACGATATCTCATAGTCATCGAACATGACTTTTAGGTTCCATAAAGTTGATCCGCAAATACATACGTGTATAGGGTTGTCTTTATCTCTTAAATCAAGTGGTGACACGTACCCTCCTTCGACGTAGGTATTTGCGATCCTTAGATGTTGTGCCACCCCACACACCTTCTAACTCTGGGTGGCGTACTGCGTATGCAAGGCAATCAAGGGTGAGCGGACAGTCTTTGCAGATGCTCTTAGCTTTATCTAAGTCTGCGTACATCCCCTCGTCATCTGGAAAAAACAGTTCAGGGTCTGCGTCTTTACAGCTTTGTTTGCCGTTAAATGGATGTGTTTCCAAATAGAGATCCATACTCTTCAAACTTCCCTTCTTCCCAATCCCATAACAGGTCAGTGGATGCTGGCCCGCAGTTGCGGCTTGCAACAATTTTTAACTCTCTTGATGTGTCATCGTTTTCATCTTGCTTTTGTAGACCAAGAATTACATCTGAGTCCTGGTAGAACGAGGATGAATAACCAATAGCGTCCGCCGAAACTTGGCGCTTCTTCATCTTCCAAAGAAGAACCTGGGTAGAGATAACCATTGGAAGTTCTTTGGACATTGCTAATTTCTTTAAGTTACGGGTGACATTTGTAATAGATTGAGGCGTATTAATCTCCCCCGTGATTTCATCTAACATAAGGTAAACACCGTCTACAAATACTATATTAGGACGAAGCTTATCAATCTTGGCAGCAAGACCTGTAACCGTCATTGAAGGTACTGCGTCAGTTAGATAGAAGTTGTGCATACCTTCCATCTTTGAAAGTGCTGCTCTATATCGAGCTTCTTCTTGTTGATTTAAAGATCCACGAATCAAACGAGAATGTGCAATCTTGGCACGCATTGCGTCGTGACGATGTTGTTGCTCAATGTTAGTCATCTCAAATGATTGGAACATTGGTACAAAACCATCTTCATGAACGTTGACTGCGATCTGCATTGCAAGTACAGACTTACCTGTCTTTGGTGGAGCAATAATTGTTACCAACTGACCGGGTTGTAATCCGGCAGTAGCCTTGTCAATTGTAGGGAATCCAGTTGCCATTCCTAGCAAACCGTTAGGTCTAGTCTTTATAGATAAATACTCATCAAAGCGTTGTGATGCATTATCTGTTAGATCAATATCGCCAGAGTCTTTTACTCCTTCGTCTGCAATTTTTGCAACACCAACACTCATGGCTGCAATAGCTGCGTCGTGATCTCCGCTTTGAATTGCTTCTGCTGCAGCTTGAACTACATCAATAGTCTTTTGACGTTTGCGGTATTCAATTAATTGATCTAATAAATAATCAAGAGAATCATCCACAGCCAATAAGTTATATGTAGGAAAATTATCTTTTACAGTGACGGCTGTAGGAACTTCTTGATATTTAGTCCAATGATTTACTACAAAGTTCCATACTGATCTATTGTCTTCTACAAAGAACCAGTCACCTTTTACGCCAGCTTCAAGGAGTGGAGATATATCTCGTGTTCTAATTGCTCTAGACAGAAGACGAAGTTCATTATCGGCTGCCATTAGATCTTCCCCTCCAGGTTTATAAACTTGCTGCCATATCGTAGAGCACGGGAGGGTATATCCACAACTCCGACAAGTTCAGGACGGTAAGGCAGCTCAGCCACAAGGTCGGCCACTACGTTATATCTAAGATAATAGTTAAAAGGGTTAGTACCCAAGTTGTCTAGATCTTCCTGGACTTGCTGCATTTCTTTGGTGGACATGTCAAAGCCTACAAGCTCCATGGAATAACCATATTTATCAGCAAAGCGCCAGAATAAGGACAGCGCCTGTCTATTGTAAGAAACTTCTTCCCCTGCTACAGGGACACCTAGGACCCGTTTGAAAGTGGGCTTTCGATCAATAATACAATCTAAAGTTACCGCTACTCTCAAGGGGATTCCGTTAGAGATATCGCCCCCCTTCAAGTTAGACTACCTCAATTTTTCCGTAATCAATGAGAAGTTGTCTAAATACTTTTGGATCTTGACTTGCGGCAATAGCGTCTAGCTTAGACGCACGATTAGAAAGATCGCAAGGATAAATTCCACCATTCCTATTCATCTTAACTCTAACAAACCGCATATGTTTGCATTGAGCTCTTCTTTCAGAACCAGGACAATTGCAGCGTAAAGTCTTACCATCAGAGTTCAGTTCTACTTCGTGCACGCCCGTCTCTGACAGAAAGATCTGTAACACTTGCCAGTCATTCATTTTCAAGCCCATCGTCTTCTATCTCCCTTCTCTGATACTACGTCAATAGGAACAAAAGCTTCGTGACCAAAACTTCCCATCGACTCACCATACATGTCATCCCACTTATCCAAAGAATAGTTGGTTGTGACTATCGTTGGCAAACCGGCGTTAAACCGTGCCCTAAGTAAAGCATCAAAAGTATTTTCTGCCCACCCTGAAGCGGTCCTATATTCTTTTCCTAAGTCATCTAGTATGAGCAGACAAATATCATTTTCTTTGCCCGCTTCTCCATACAAGCCTTTTATAAGCAATTCAATAGAGTCATCATCTTCCGACCAACTCATTTTTTGTAATCTCAATAGCTTTGGGTAATCAAGAAACATAACGGGTCTTCTTACAAAGCTAGTTGAGTTTCCCCAGACAGAAGACTCTGCTGTCAGTATGAGCTCCTGTGCTACAGCAGATGCCATAGTTGTTTTACCGTGGCCTGGGCTGCCCTGGAGTAGCAACCCAAGACCACAAGTCTTTTCCCCAGAAGAACGAATTACAAGTTGTTTCTTTACTAAACCAAGCCACATAGGTATTTGATTTGGTAAGTAATCTAAATCATCTAAACGCATGCCAATAGTTTTTGCAGGAAAGTTAGCATTATTAACCTGCGCCCTCTTACTTCCTGGTAAGCCCTCTAATGAATACATTACCCCTCCAGTAGTTTCAACATCTTTTCTTGATGTTGTTTCATAGCTTCTGCATCGCCTTCAGGTTGCTGATCGCGGTGCACAATTCCATGAACAGTTCCGTAGTATGCCACAAACCTACGCCACAAGGGTTCACCGATTCCAGCATCCCGAATTAGTCTAGGATCTTTAAAGAACATGCGGACTGCTTTTAACATTCCAACGTTTGTAGCTCCTTCTCCGAACATGCGTAGCATCCAATTGCGCAAATGATCACGGTTGATTTGCCCGGGAACTCCAGGAACATTCTCACGAAGCAAGTCGTAAAATTCTGCGATGATGTCGTTAACATCCCAGTCTTCTTCAACACGTTCGTTACGGCGCATGTGTTTTGGAACTGCCTCAAACTTTGTGCGCTTGTACTTTGCATTTAGTCGTGCTTGACGGTCTTCAATTTTTCCTACGGCGCCTGGTGTTGCGTCCATCTCCTTGGCGACTTTCTTTTTTGGCGGTGTTGAATCTTCTTCTTCAAAAGGCCAACCCATATCTTCTCCTTCCCGTCCGTCAGGACCTAGAGATAAAGTACGTAGTACTTTATCTCTCCTTAAGCTAAGTGACTTATCGCTAGTATTAGTACTAGCGACTGTCCCACTATTAATATGTAGACTGCCTGAGAAACCGCTGACGGAAAACCCGTCACTGGTTTTCTTTACATAAGGCATATTAAGGTCTTCTTCAGCAAACTTCCAGTAGGTTCGGAACTGACCTTTTACTCGATGCTGCTCCATTTTGATGTAGCCAGCTAATTCAAGTTCTTTCATAGCGCTACGTATTGCGTCTCGCCCCTCATTAACGTCTGGGCGATCTACAGCTTCTTCAGCAGATATAACTCTGCCAATTTCTAAATAGAAATAAAAAAATCCTACGGCTCGTTTTGATAACCGCGGATCTGATGCGGGTGATTTCATAAGCCCTCCTTCAAGGGAGGACTCTAGCGTGGTGGAACCCTTGGTGGCAACTTGGGGGCTGGGGCGCTCCACTCGTCTACCAAGAGGGTAAAAACTAGGGCTAAAAAGGCCGCTGCAAGCCCGTAGACGGGCAAATAAAGGATCTTAGTATCCAGGACTAGGGCTGCCCCTATAGAGGCTATAAGAGCCACTAGACCGCGCCATTTGCCTATTGGGCGTATCAAACCTTCTACAGCTGAAAGCAAACAGGCAGAAGCCAGAGCGGCTATCAGTACTGTTTCCATAACGCCTCCTACTGGCGAAATACTACCCTATCTATGTCAAATACTATACCCGTTGCAGGAGTGAGCGGGGTACACTCAATTTTTATATCCGCTTTAGATGCTCCGTATATCTCAGACTTTTGAGCATAAACTGCTATGTAAGCCCAACGACTTAACGTATTGATCTGAATAGTTTTAGATTTACTGGTTAATAAAATATTTGATGCATCATAGAATCTAGTAGTTAATGTGTAGGTTCCAAATCCGTCTTCGTTTTCTGGCTTTATTGCTACTGAACCATAATATCCAGACAAAGTATTTATCAATGCTATTTCGCTATGTATTCCAAAAGTGTTTGAAACCGTAGATTGAACTTTTCCAAATGCAACACCATTTGTAGGGTATTCATCAAATACGCTTCCTCTAAATATTGCCCGAGTTAATATAGAAGAGTCGGTAACCCAACCTTCTGTAGATCTTTCAAATGATGGAGATTTTAATACAGACGGAGTTAATTCAGGAAATACCGGAGTAGGTACTCCAGGTCTTAATTCCCAACTAGATGCGTAAGGAAGAACTGAAGATAACGTATCAACTAATCTAGCTGCTTTAGCTGCGTAATTAGTCCAACGATAACTACGACCATTAGATGTAGCATCATTTTCCCACTTACAATCTGCTTGTTCAATAACCTCTTCGTTAATTGGATCTGGAGGAATATTAGCCCCATCACCATCAAAGTATGTGGAATCAACACCGCTGCGTTCTAGTTGAACACCGTCCACATAGAATATATCCCCTATTTCTGGGTTAGTTAAAAATAATGATACTTTTGCTGAAGGTGTACCAGCATCTATTACATAGGTGGGGGCAACAGCCGTAACTTCTATTCGTGTTAAAGAATCAGAGACTTGTTCTTGAGTAACATCTACGTAATAAGAGTCTGTAGGGTAGTACTCGCCATCCTCATCAAAAAGAATTGTTGATTGATCTTCCGCTGACTGCAAAGATGAAAACTCAATACGTGCGGTAATTTCTTCTGTAGGTGGGGCGCTTACATAAGCTGAAAAAGTATACGCTTGTCCGGACTGTACAGGCATCCAGTCGCTTACTATTCCTGCTCTGTCCGTGGATGAAGCAACAAATTTTGCAGCATAGGAACCCCTGTGAATTGCGTAAGCTGGTGTGGTTACCCTAGTTAAGGTGCCGTCATGTGCTGTCCAAAAACTTGTATTATTTTCAAAAGATGGATTATGAATAAGATTGGTTTTATCTCCAGCTACATATATAAGAATTTTTCTAGCATCTTCAAATGTTGTAGTTCCATCTGCTACTGAAAGTTGTAGCATGTCTATAAAATACTCAACTTGATTATTGTTATTTGTAAAGGTAAGGGTAATAGACGCATAGGCTGCTGTTTCTGGTGACAGTTGACCGTTGATGCCAGAGTCTGATTTTGATGCAAATTCTTGCCAGGTAGTTGTACCGGTTAACGCTGTACCATTTGTTGTTGAAGATATTAAAGTACCTACTTTGTCATACCAATTGATCTTTGCAGCAATAGATCCGGTTTTACTAGATTCTTTTATTCTTAACCAACCAGTAAATCTATAACGAGTTAGTGGGTTAACTGGAACCCCATAAAGCACTTTGTTTGCAGAAGTTGAGGGTAGGTTAAGTACTGGTGAGGTATTGTGTCCATGAATCCAACCAAACCCTACAGATCTAGGGGAAAACCCCGGATTATAAAAAACAGTGGGGCTTGGTGGAAGAAGCGCTACTCCCACAGTAGATAAAGAATTGTTATATGTTACGGATGAAAAAGTACCTACAGATGTAGTCCAATTACCAACCGATTCTTCAAACGATGAATCGTTGTAGTTTAGTAATAAATTCTTTCCTACCTCTACTTCGGGAACCCAGTGAGTGAGAGCTGTAACATATGAAGCTATAGCTTGTTTAGTTCCTTTTGTTGCATTTATTGTTTCACTAACCCTGTATAAACTTCTATGATAACTATCGCCAAGTACAGGTTCATAAGTAAACCCGCGCTCCTCTAATTTAGTTCTTAATAATTGAACCGGAAGATATCTATAGTCTGACACCGTTTCTAGTAAACGAGCTTCTGTTCTTAGTTTGTCATAAGCAAAGGCATATCCAGATAAGACTCTAGTAAGGTCATCATCGTCAGCTTCACCAACTTCATCCCCTTGAAAATTTAGCCAAGCTGCAGGCAACCATTTCTGTATTTTTGTAAGTGTGGGTGTTGCAGATTCTTCAACAACAACTGCAGAAACCACTCCGCAATTAATCCAATCTAGTTGGTCAAATACCCAAAGAGTATAGGTAACCTGAGAGTTTCCCTTAAGAGGCCCATCTATAGCTGAAGTTCTATAGTTAGATATAGTTCCACCATCAACTACAGTTCCATCATATGGGTTGTCTGAATTTCCACTAAAACTTCGTATTAATTTCCAATGTGTTATGGTAGCCGGAACTCCTGGGGATAATTCTTTTTCAGGATCTGTAAGAACAGAGCTCCAGGAAACATAAACAGAGCCATAGGTGAGAGATATAGCTTTTAAGCTTGCGTTATAGTAGGCGCGATTGTTTTCTATCTGACCATATTTAAGATTAGCTGTTCCGTATACAACAAACGAATAACGACCCATTTAATTACATTCCGGCTAGAAGGAAAGGATCAAACCTGACTGCCTGTGCGGTGGCATAGGCCTCATTAGCTGTGGTATTTAAAGTAGTATATTCAGAACTGCCAACATAGAGAACATTTGCTGTTCCTACTTTTGGTTGAGCATTACCATTTAGGTTAAACCCAAGAGTATTAGTAGAGTTATAAGACTCAAAAAGATTATTAGTGGTAGTAGCTGAGCTATTCTTTAAAGTTAATGCAACCGTATTGGCTACGGTCATATTATCTCCGGCTTTTAGTAAATATGGTGCATTTGGAACACCGTTTACTACACCACGCTCTAGATTAGTAATTCTTTCATCTAAGGAGTTCCAAGAAGATGACGCGTTAAATGTCCCAACATAGTTGGAGGTTAGTAGCCCATTTGTTGCATCAACAGTTCCATTAAGAGCTAGCTCAATAGCACGTACCTCATCCTGCAAAGCATTGATGTGATCAGCAAGGATGGTATCTTGTAAGTCTACCTTTGTGGTAAAGCTTCGTACTGACGTTGGAAATGATGATGGCATTGTTTTTCCTTTTCTAGACTATTCCACCAGTTAGGTTGAATACAAGGTTGGTTGGCAGTAGATATCCAATCTGTCCTGCGCTCAATGCGATTGTACCGACAGATGCGGCATTAGTTGTATTGAACTTGGTAACATCTACTGCATCTACCCCAGGTATTTGAGCTACAGTAGCTATGATCTTAGAGACTGGAATGGACCGCCCAAATTCATTGTTCTCATAAGAGAAGACTCCACCAGCATTTAGTAGGGCCTTCGATATATCCAGCTTTACTGCAGATTGTCTATATGAGTTATCTACAGTTACGGATAAAGTTAAATACACTGGTAGGTACGTAGGGGGTTGGATAGTTACTGAAGTTCCTACAGGAATCTTGTCTTCAAGATATGTAGCGACTCTAGTTTTTATTTCTTCCCACGAATTAGTTTGTACTCCGTTAACAATTCCCGGAGTAATAGTTCCATCATCTTGGGGCTGCATATACAAAGTTATGCTGGTGTAGATTGCTCCGATTGCTTTAGTTCGTCCAACTTGAGCAACAGTATTAGATAAGTATTCAAAATCTGCTAAAGTAATTGCTCTTTTTCTAGCGATAATTGCGCCTTTAATTTTTTTACGTAATTGAGTTCCGGAATCGGAATCAGCTCCGCCAATTGCTTCAACACCATTGCTTACAGAAAGTAACGATAATATCTCTGGATTTCCATTACCAGGAATAAAAGTTACTTCTTCAATTGTGTTTGCAAATATGTTTCCAGCTATACCAACACTTACTTTATAGAGTGCACTAATCAATTGATTAGACTGCGGAATTAATCCATTAACTCCATCTCCAAAAAGAACTGAGGTAGTACCGTCCGCATTAAGACGTGTAGTAAATACTAAATCTCTTGGACTAGCTGTTGCTAAGGATTCTACATAAGTCCAGGGGGTAAATGCAGATCCTTGTCCTACATATACGACTAGACTATCATCAACAATTCCAGTGTCAAAAAGAATAAATTCTTGGTTAGAAGAGCCGTCTGAAGTTCCTACGCTAACTGGAAGAGGTTTGTATGTAGTTGGGCTAATTAAGTCAGGTCTATCAGTATTTACTGTTTTACCTTCCCTTGCTTCAACCGTAATGCTTTGCCCAGGTTGAAGAGCGATTACTGCTTCAGTAGTTTCAAAGTACACTTCACTATAGTTTCCGTAAGTAAGCGGGGCCATAACTTGAGTTCCTGCTGGAAGGGTTACTGAAGAGTCCCCATTATTTAAAAAAGTTATGTCGACTGATGCCGGGGTTGGTCCAGAAGGTTTATAGCCGTATAGCTCAGCAAAACGCAATAGGGTTTCTGTCTTAACCGCCGTATCAATAGAGGTTTCGTTAGCAACTCGGTCTAGATAATAAGACATGATGTCACCCATGTAAGCAAAAGCATCTAATAAAACAGCGCCAAGGTCAGAAGGATCTTCGGCATCCCAGTTATAGTTAGTACGCTGGTTTATTAAGCTTATAAGATCAGCTCGCAGCGCCTCGTAATCTCTCGAGGTATAGTCGATTTGCATTACTGTACCGCACTTTCTATGATTCCGTTAGCACCGAAGACTGCGCTGCTTATACTTACAGAGGTAAGTCTATCGTTTGGCAGCTCAACTACAATGCTTATATTTGAGTATCCTTCACTATCTACCTCTTCTATGTTGAGGCTATCCACCCTAAGTTCTGGTAACCAACGCCCAACCGCCTCAAGAATTGCAACTCTTACGGCTGTGTAAAAGTCATCGTTATTCTCAAACAAGGCTTTTGCTAGGTCAGTGCCATAGTCGGGGTTCATAGGTCTTTGACCTTTTGGTGTTGATAGCAGGGTAAGCAGCTTGTCTTGGTATATCTTTCCAGGGGTTGTTACCGCCTGTAACTTTCCAAATAAATCTAAAGTAAACGGATAATTAATTGATCTCATGCTTCAGCTCCTATCCATACTGGGTACTCCGGGTTTCCCCCTCTAAAAGTAACCCATACGTTTGATCCAACTTTTGGTACAAATTTTCCTATTAGATTTAGAGTTGCAATTGCATTTCCAGATAGAGCAGATCCTGAAGAAGAACCTAGGCATCCAACCTCTAGATAGTCCTTTGCTTTTAGTTCTAGAGTATAAGTAAGGGATATTTGCTGTATTGGGGCAGCCCCACTGTGGTTGATGACCATGTCTGTATGGTTTCCAGTAACTGTTCCACCACCAGATGGGGCTGTATGTGTGTAGGCGGTTACGGTATGGCCGCTAATTAACCCTAAAGCTGTAACCATTTGCGTAGCATTAGCTATAGCCGCACCATTTTTTCTAAGAGAAATAGATACGTTATTTTGGCCTAAAGAGTTTTTAGTAAATGTGGCTCGTACGTCTACTAGATATGTTCCAGTTTCAGGAATAACTAATTGAGTTCCATTAACTGTAATCTTATTAGAGTTTTGTTGAGTCCATCCGGTTATAGCTGCTACAGAAGTTGTTATTGACTGAGTAGATGAAGAGGTAAAAGTACCGTACGGCATCCGTACATCCGCTATTTTTCCAGTAACTTGATCTGCCCAGTTAGAGCTTTCAACTCCTGTTATCTGAGGAATCTGTACTTTTATTCTTCCCTTTTTTAAAGGATCATTTACGTCTACAACTTTTGCTGAGTATGTGCCAAAGAACATAGAGCGTCCTATTGGGTCTTGCATATAATTGAGGTCAGTTACATAGGAGGGTGTTTGAATCATAATACTTTATTCCCCTTTGTAGCTTTCCAAGCAGTACTAAATTTAACTGAAGAAAAGTCAGGTATGGAATCTTGGTAAAGATCTGGAGAGTTTGACACAGGAGTTACAGCTGTATCTTTTGGTTTTATGTTTACTGATTCTATTTTAGGTGTATAGAGCGGATTATCATTTACTGAGAACGAATAGTCTACAAGCACAGAGTCTGCAGGACTTATATTTTGTCCAGCTAACTCTGCATTAACATCTCTAGTCTCTATTGCTTTATATGCCTGCTGATTCTCTTCTCCCAGGATATCTGTACCTAATTCTACATCCAGCATATAGAAGGCTGGTTTTCTATTAAACCTATGTACTACTTTTAATACAGTCCAGTATCCCGACATACCATTAGGTAATCCAGCAATGTATATAGGGTCGTATGGTCGAATATTTGCTTTGCCAACAAGAGTAGCTGTAGCTCTATACGCATACCTTTTTGTTTCTGCAAAGTCACTAGCTATAGCTTTAGCTTCTGTAAGGCTGGTAGTAACCTCATGCACGTGATGTTTTTTGTACTTAGCTTTAGGTTTAGTGCTAGAAGTAACGCGTGAATATTTAGATGCCATCGAAATACTCCTGGTTAGGTACGACTTTTCCTTTACTTATTTGATTCGTATAATCTTTAGTAGGGTGGCTTGTTTCTATAATGTTTCCAGACGAAGCATTGGTTCCTGTCATAACTCGATCTACTCTTACTCCGGTCTCTAAGGAGTCATCGGAAATTGCTGGGGTAAAGGAAAGGCAAGTTCCTAAATGTCTTTCTTCCTTTGTTAGCCCGTCTTTATATCTAAAGTACGGTGCTTTATTTTTTTTATCCTGATAAATTTTATCTTTAGATACAAAGAAAACGGTCGTATTTTCCGTGCGCAAAGCAAACCCGGTTTGTTTTGCAAGTCTTCGCATTAACTGCCAATCAGTTTGTCCTGCTTGAACTATTGTTTCTCTTAGTCTTGGGTGTCTTTGAGTTACCGCAGTAAGACCACGCTTAGCAGCAATTTTTGATATTACCTGGTCAGCGGTTACTTTTTTAAATATAACTTGATCGCTATCCTTTAATACAGCAGATGCGGATACACACCAGACCTCAGTTATATGAGCTTTTACTTTAGACTCTGGAGTTACTTGGTAAACGTATCCTTGAAAAACAGATTTTATTTCTCCACTGCTATAGGTAAACTCTACTGGGTCAAAAGACACTAGAGAGATGCCTTCTTTTGCAGACTTACCTTTAAAGGTTAGAACAAGAACATCATGAAACTCTTGTTCTTGGTATAGATCTGCAGTCATTAAGATTAAGTCAAACTCAGGTGTCTTTGGAAACTTTACTGAATAGTCTGACCAATGTGGGGACGCTGTAGATTCAAATTGAAATACTTCAGATTCAGTATATAAATTATCTATTGGCATATGGAATCCTTATTACAGTGCCAGGCTCTATAGAAAATGGATCAGATATCTCTGGATTTAACTCCATAATCTTCCACCATAACAGATGGTTTAAAAGGTGCTTATCAGCCAACGCTCCCAGGCTATCTCCAAATACCCAGGTATATTCAAAGAAGGATGAAGTTCCTACCGCAGTAAAGTCTCTGTACACAACAATGTCATAGTTACCTGTATTCTTGTTTTGAATCTGAGCAAGAGGTCCAGTAAAATACCTTGATCTACGGGTTATGTTACTCATGGGTTAGTTCCTGTCGTTGGTTGGCCTTCTTTAGCAGCCTCTTCCTGACCCTTTCGGTACTTAACTTGTTTTTCGTTAAAGGCTTTTGCCGCTTCAGCATTCAAGTCACTAACAACAGGGTATCTAATAAACTGAAGGTCTACGGTTGTGAACATAGGTATCATTTGTTCTGTAAAAATAACATGGTTAACGCTCATAGAAGCAAGAGAAACTTTATAGCGCATATTTGGGTGGATCTTTAACCATATTGGAGTTCCGGTTATATAACCAAAGTCTGCAGTCTTAGCAGGACTTCCATTTTCCGTATAAGTAAGCAAAGTATTATCGCTTGGCTGTGGATCGCCATTTACTACACGGTATAAAAACTCTAAATCATATTCAGTACCCCTATTAAGGATTCCTTGTACTTCTTCTTGTCGTAAAGTTCTAGGATAATTTTTACCGTAGGTGTCCCACTTACCTTTAAGGCCAGCAAGCTCTGTCATATCTGCAACCCTGTTTAAGTAGAGAGTAAACCCAACACCAAAGCTTCCACCTATGTAGTTAGCTGGATCGTGAGTTGCTAGAATCCAGTCAATAGAAGTATCCATAGCTGTGCTATATGAGATTGAGGTTGGGTTATAGATAAATCTAAAACCCCATGGAAGTTTAGTGTCTAGGTTTAACGCTTTTGCTGATTCAGCATCTTGG